GCGGCTATCTGCTGGTTATACAGACCAGTTAACTCTTTTTGTACTTGACGCTGTGCTTCAATAACTGCATTTTGGCGAGCTGCTTCAGCTTGAGCTTGCTGCTGCTGTAGCAACTTAACATCAAGCTGTAATTGCATACGTTTTGATTTTTCTTTTGCGTTATTAAGCTCTACGTTTTTCTTTTCTAAATCATTACTAATTCGCAAAAGTTCGATAGCACCCTGCTTAGATGCGAGTTCTACACGGGTTAAGGATAGACGCTGACGTTCCAGCTGAACTTGGGCTCCAGCGAGATCTAATTGACGCTTTTCTTCTTGTGTTATTAATTTCTGAGCCGCTATTTCAGCAGTGCTTTGTTGGGGCTGGCTTGAAACTTTAGAAATACTCGACGGCTGATTTTTTTGTGCGGCTACAACACCTGCAACCGCCCCTAAGCTACCTCCTTTAGGTAAACCTGCATTAGCAGCTAGTTTTATTGCCTCAGTTAGCCAATCTAAAAATCCGGCTAAAGGCTTACTTAGTAAATTAGCTGCGGCTAACTTTAGACGACTAAAAGCATTTTCTAGGCTTTCAAAATCCTTACTTAAGTTGTTTATATTTTTGTACACTAGCACTACTTTCCATACCTAGATTTTGCAGCACAGTAATATTTGTGTCTAACTGCGTACCGGCAATACCTAAAAATTTAGTTAACTCTTGTATATTCTGTGTCGGCTTACGTAAAGCGTTTCCTAACTGCGTAGCGCTATTGATGGCAAAGTCAATTGTTGCTTGACCTGCAAAAGTTCCAACGAGCGAGCCAGCAAAACCGCCTTGACCGCCAAAGCGGGCACCTATGCCTCCGCCAAGTGCGCCACCGAATGATGCACCAATGCCTTGGCCAAACAGCAGCGGAAACGCGCCACCAATTACAGCACTAGATACGTCTGTACGTCGCTGTTTTTTAGCGGCAGCACGTTCTTCTGCCTGGGTTGCTTGTTTGCGGTTGCGAGCTAGAGCTTCCTCAATTTTGGCTTCTGTACGTTTTGCTCGAAGTGTCAGCTCTGCATTTTGAGCATCTTCTGCCGACAAACGGACAAGATCCTCAGAAATTTCTGCCCCTTGCGATAAAACACGCGCCCAGTTGTAGCGTGTTTCTAATGTAACTTTGGATTGAGCGGCTTCCTTTTGCGCATAAGTAAGAGTCTGGAAACCTGCTACTACAGTGTCTTTTAGTAGTTCTTTGCGCAGTTTTGCCTCTGCAGCTACGGCAGAAGTTCGCGTAACGGGCGGTTCTGCAGGTCCTGCTGGTGTAGCGTATGCCGCACCAGCAATGGGCCGACGTACAACATCTACTGCTCCTGCACGCTTAAGTTCCGCAGCTTGAGCAAGTCGTGCGCGGGCTGCTGTACTTTCAGCAGTCTCTAGGTTACGAAGAGCTGTTAGCGCCAGTCTTGCTGCGTCCGCCTCTTCGCGTAGCGCGTCCGCTTTCGTCTTTGCGGCTTCAGCTAGTCGAGCACGAGCCGCAGTACTTTCAGCTTGTTCTAGGTCGCGGACTTGCTGAACAGCTTCTGCGGCAGCAGCAGCCTGGTCAGCGTAAAATTGTTTACGGCGTTGAGTAACGTTGTAAGTATTAGTTGCACGGCGCTCTACGGATTCGGGACGTAAACCGGCAGCTTCACGTAGCAGATCATTTTGAGCTTGCTGTTCTGCGTTTAGGCGTTTTGTTACGTCTACTAATTTCGCCGCAATTTTTGCAGCTGTCTCGCTATCAGAGTTAAATTTATCTAATGTGCTTTTAAGTGCTGTTTGACGGCGAGAAAGTACAAAAACAGTTTCGCTAAGTTCATACAGCCTGTTTCTGTATATTTCTGTTGCTTGTGCTGCATCAATAAACATATCTACTCTAAACCCACTCCCAGCTAAACTCGCCATAAGGCGAGATAGTGGTTGACCGGCCTCGGCGGCAGCTTTACCTAAACGTACAGTCGCGTTGCCTGCACGTAAGACTTGAGGTGCAAAGGCAAGCAACGCTGCTCCAGCGATAGTTGCCGTACCCGCAACTACGGGAAACTGTATTGCTAAACCGGATAATTCCTTAAACAGTCCTGCTGCTGGACCTGTTGCTGCCGCTAAAGCCGCAGCAAATTTACTGATACCGCCAAACTTAAGCGCTGTTGCTGCTTGAGATAAGCCGTTAATGGATGTAGTTAATGCTCCAAGGCCAGTGCCGACCGCTAACCCTCGGACGATTTTTCCGAGACGCGAAAAACTGTCTGCAACACCATCGACTTCCTTTTTTACACTTCCAAACCCTTTTACACCTGTTAGTGCTTTGCCGAGATCTACTGCGGCTAGACGGTTTAAGTTCTTTACGCGGTCCTCTACTTGTTTTAGAGACTGCAGGCCCTCAACAATCAGCTTAATTTTTGCTGAGTAGTCGGCCACGGCAGTGTAATGAGTCCTGTGTAGTCAGTTTACGGCGTAAAAAAGCCGCCGGGTTAGCGGCGGCGTTTGGCTTTTTCCAGCTCTTTTTGCTGGTCCTCGTTGAGGATGCTGAAATAGGCGCTCCAGCCGATCAGTTCTTCGGCTGTCATTGTGGCTCGAACGTCCGTGAGGGTTAGGCCCAGTTCCTTGGCGACGCCAAATTGGAGCATGAGCCAGTTGTCCTTGCGGAGTTCGGCGCTCAGGATTTTGGGTCAATGGGCTCGGCGTCATCGGTCAGGATTGCCAGCATCAGAGCTTGCAGGTCCTTGTCCTTCACTTCGTTTTTCAGGACGTCCACCTCACCGATGTTGAAGAGCTTGGTGCCGGACTCGTCAAGGGCTTTGGCAATCAGCAGTTGGAGTGCGAAGGCGTTGGCATCGTCCGACTTGGCTTGCTTTTGGGCGCGTTCGCGCTCAGCCATCGTCAGCGGTGCCACCCACATTTCAAACTTGCTGCCATCAGATAGCTCTACTACTTTTTTGGTCGGCTCCAGGTTTGCGGCCTTGCGGAGACGGTCGATTGCGCGTACAGGAACGGGCATACCAGTGCTTGGGGTATGGGAATAGTGTAGCGGAGTAGAAATAAAAAACCCCGGCTTGGAGGCCGGGGCTTGCTGAACCAACTGCACCAGCAGCCTATCAGGCAGAAGTGCTGAAGTCGAAGGTCGGGGTGCCAGCAGGGCGGAAGTTGACGGTCACCGATTGGGCGTCGTCGGGGTTGATGTTCAGGCTGGCCGAGGTCAGCACTGCATCGAAAGCGATAGAGCGGCTCAGGCTCTCGCTCAGGGTGCCGCCGCTGAATACGCGGTCGGTGTAGAGCTTGAAGGCGGCGCCATTTTGTTGGCGCTGGAGCACGTCTTCGATCATGCGGTTGGACAGGGCGGCGTCCTCGTTGGTCATGTAGACCGTTGCGGTGCCGGTGCCATCGCCAAAGCCACTGATGTAGCTGCGGAAGGGCACGTACTGACCAGGGGTTTGGCCGATGGTGGTGACGTCGATTTCAGCGCGGCTGATCTCGAAGCTCCAGTCGCGGACTTGGCCGACTACGGCAAAGTCGGCGTAATACACCTCGAACTCGTTGGGGGCAACCGCCGTACCGTCGTCGGTGATGGCCAAGATGGTGCCGCCAGCGGAAGTCGATACGGTGAGCGCACCAGTGGCAGCGGTGTAGCTCAAGACGTAATAGGTGGTGGCGTCAGAGATGGGCGCAGGCAGGGTGCCACTGCCGGTGCCGCCGGTCTGGCTGTTCACCACGCGGAATTTCACCGGGTCGCCTACCTTGAAGTTCAGGTAGGGAGCGACGGTGATTACATCGGTGCTGGTATTAACGCCAGCTTCTCCGAAAGTGCCGGTGGTACCAGCGGGTTTGTAGTAGAGGGCGCCGGACGTGCCGGACAGAACGGTGGTGGCCATAGGGCGTACCAAGTGAACGTTGTTGGGCGGGCACTGCCCGGCTTAATACAGGTTAGCGCCTGTAACTAAGCATTACCTACGTCAAAACAGTTGCGACGTAGGACGTATCAATCCTCCCGACGAAATGAGGCGCGTCTTCCGTCGCAGAAAATGTAGGGCCGTTAATTTCACCGACTCGGAAAAATACGCCGCTTGTTGTCTTGGCGGTGTTGTTCAGGGTTTCCAGAACATTCACTGCAGTGGTGATCAGCGTTTGGTTGCGGGATGGGCCTTTGCCTTTTTCCGTAAAAATGCGGATAACAATCGCTCCACGGGCATTGTCAACGCTGCTGGTAAGCGTGGGTTCGTTGGTAATACCGAAAGTAACATTGACGCGGACGTACTCAGTTGTGGTGTTAGGTGGGACTGCTGTGATGTTGTCGAAGTAAACAGGAACTGCTGGTACCAGTGAGCCGAAGGCTGTAAGCAGCGGGTTTTCGACGGCGGCTCGGATTGCTTGGTAGTTCATCGGCTAAACCCTGTTCCAGAAGGTGTTCCACCACGCGGTCCTTGGCGGAAACCGATACGTACACCGTTTCCAAGGTCACGTTGCATAGCGCCTCCGTTTGTGTACGTAACGTACCAGTCCAACGGAGCTGTACTAACGGCAAATCCTTCTCCGTTAGAAACTTGCCCGCGTTTGGCGCCCGTGCGAGTACCGACAGCCACAGGCGTTTTTAGCGGTTCAAGGATGTTTCCGGCGTCGTCGTATTGCGTTTGGAAGCGGCCCTCTTCCAGATCTAACGCTTGAGGCGCGTAATCAGCTCCATTAACAATTTCGTAGTAGGTGCCAGTGCGAAATTTTGTTTTAGGTACGTTACGTAAGTCGTACTTGTAGATGTTGTTGCCTGCAGAACGTGGACCTCCGGGTGTTTGACCGGGTTCTACCGCATACCAGGCAGAGGAAAACTGGCCTGAATACGCTGGTCCTTGCTCGGCCAAGCTGTTCATAATTTCTACGGCAGCGTGACGAGCGCTGCTGGTTACTACCTCCTTGAGGTCATTAAGTAAGTGCTTAAAATCCCTTGCCATTACTGGGGCCTCACGATTAGAGAGTGGTACACAGGGTTGTCACCGCGATAGGTCGTGATGGCGATAATTTTGGCTTCGCGGGTTGCTCCAGCTTGTTGGTACTGGATGCGGTCGGCTTCGGTGGGGTAGTAGGTGCCGAGTTCGCTGGCGCCAATGATGACCTTTAGGTCTGTTGTTTGGTATAAACCTTCGGCTTCACGCGGGCTGACGCGAGTGATCACAGCTTTAACCGTGACCGTGGTATCTGCGCCAGTGACAGCTCCGGTTGTGGGGTTGTACGTGCGTGGAGTGGCGGTTTTGATGTACGTGATGTTTTGACCCCAGTCGGCAAGGACTGAGGTGGGGATTGGGGCGAAAGTGGTGTCGATCAGGCCCATGTCAGCCTCGACGTAGACGGACGGCGTAGTTGGTGGCGCCGCCCATGCAATAGGCGCCGAGGTAGGTCTGCAGCCAGGGGTAGAGGTCGAAGACGTTGTTCACCATGCCCGGTGTCATGGAGCTGGCCTTGTACTTGACTTTTAGTTCGCCCAGTTCCACTTGGTCGTAGAGGCCGGTGGTGCCGGTGGTGCCGGTGATGGCGTCGGTGTCGTTGGCGAGGGCGCGTGCCAGTTCGTAGGTGGCGACTTTGATTTCTGTTGGGATGACAGTGCAGACAAGCTCAATGCCGTCGACCTCGAAGTCCTCGCGGGGCCACTTCAAAGCTTGTGTTGTGGTGCAGCGGTCGCCGTAAAAGCTGAGGGCGTCGATCCAGCGGGTGGCGCTGATCAAAGCGCGGTTCTTTTGGTCGTCGGTCTTGTCGGTCCAGGTGCTCGAATCCGGGACGGTCTCGAAATACGTATTGGCAGCAGCCAGCGTCACGTAGCTATTGGCTGACGCGCCGGCAACAGTGGCATCAATGACGGCAGCCACAATCAGTACATCCTTTGTTTGAGTCTAGCGCCAGTGCGGGATTTCCTTTGTTTGGCTGTTTCACGCAGCATCATTGAGTGATAAACCTTGGCGCCAAACATTTCCAGTTCTGCTTGCGCTTCAAGGTGTTGGCCGTACTGGACGTCAACAAAGCTGCGACAGTTATCCTGTAGTACGAAGAGACGCACTGTACTCATGCCTGCTCGCAAAGCTGCTGACAGCCTAGAAGTAAAGGAGAAATCCGCACCATCTGCGTTGCCTGGTGACACCGTTCGCTCACTGGAGCCCGTTGCCGAGGCAATCCGCGAAATGTTTGCTGCTGGTAAAGATGCGGAGACGATCCAGCAGGAGTTGGCGGTTAGTCCGCATGTGTTTCGTGAGTTGCTGAGTCATTCGTACAAGATGGTGGGGCGTGCTCCAGAGATCTTTGAGTATCAGGAGCGGATTCGGATTGGTGAGATTGAGGGTTAAATATGCGTCCACGTGTGACGCAGCAGTATTTTTGAGATTGTTGGCGCGGTAACTTCGTACATCGCAGCAAGTCTCTTTAAGTACCCTGGCTTGCGGTCTGTTTCAGCCCGTATAGCCAGGACTTTTTCTTCTGTCAATTTAGACAAACGACACTCAGATCCTCTTGTAGTAGGTGGTTTAGGGCTAAGGCCGTACCCATAGGAATGGGCCATGTTTTCACTTTGCGTGCAGTATTCCAAGTTCTCTAAACGGTTATCTCTTTTAATTCCGTTCTTATGGTTTGTTACGCAACCATCTGGGCATGGTCCCACCCAAGCTTCCATAACTAGCCGATGCACTAGACGAGTTTTTATGCCTTGTGCGGTCTTTACGGATACTGCTTTATACCCCTGCCGATGGTCCGCTTGTTTAAGTTCAAACGGTTCAAGGCGGTGGTAACTAATTATTTTTCCGCATTTTGAAGCGGCATAACCAATAACAGATGGGATGGGGCGGGTTTCCATGAAAAAAGGGGTTCCGTAGAACCCCTATCGTACCTTATGCAGAACCTGTTCTTAGTAGGCGCTGACATCAAAAGGTGTATTAACCAGCAGGCGAGCGATAGGCACTTGCTTGGTGGTGCTGTACACCAGGCTCCAGGAGGCGGTGTCGGCCAGGTTGCCGGTGGTGGCAGCGTTGGTCGGGTTGTCGCCAGCCACGTTCCACTTGGTGCCGGTCACGTGGTAACCGTAGTGGTAGTCGACGGCCAGGATGTCCTGCATCGACAGGATGTTGCGGTCTGCGCCAAGGCGGAGATCCTGTTGGATGCCCTCGGAAACGACGCCGCTCTGGAAGAGGTACACGGGGTACTTCTTGGCGTGGGTCGAGGTGCCGCCGGTCAGTGCAACCAGCTGGTCGTCGATCACCACGCGGAGACCAGCGAAGGTCGCCACTTCGGTTTGGGTCACGCCCACACCACCGCCGCCCCACACAACGGCACCACCTGTAGACAGTGCGGAGGTGCTGAAGGTCAGCATCCCGATCTGTTGGAGGTAGTACGCAACGTTGGAGTGCATTGCGATGGAGTCGAGGTTGTCGCCTCGCTCACCCAGAACTGCCTTGGCGGCCACCACGTTGGCGACGTTCAGGAAGTTCGCCTCGGTCATCGAACCGGGCACACCAGCAAACGTTTTGTTGGTCTGGTTGGGACCAAGCACGCCGGCGCCGGAGATGCCGCCGAACAGACCCAGCAGTTGGGCTGCCAGGGTGGCGGTCTTCAGCTTGTTGATGGCGGCGGTCAGCTGGTTGCGGACGTGGCTGAGGGGATCAGCGCCAGAGCCGAGCTTGCTCAGGTCGTCTGCGGCGTAGGCGAAGCCACGGTGCAGAATCGTCATGATCTGCTCGTCGGCAGTGACGTTCTGGGCGGTCAGATAACCCAGGCCACCGTTCCAGCTGGAGGTGGAGAGGATCTGGGTTTCGGTGGGGGCGATGGGGTCGAAGAAAGGTACCCGAACGCGGGTCCCGCCAGCACGAGCATCAAGGGCAGCGTTGCGCTGGATGATGCCGCTCTGGACCCACTTCGATTGCTCGAAAATGCCCTCAGCGGTGTACTGAAGGAACTCAGGACGGGTTACAAGGTTCGAGAGAAAAGTTCCCCCGAAGTTGCTGTTAGAAGCAGACATTGGGTAGCTCCAGTGGAGTCAAGGTTGGGGAGGTTGCCCCACAGGGGCTAGAG